CATGGGTAGGTTACTGATGAATATCACAAAGATTATCTACCCATAAATTGTACATGGTGTTACTACTCTTGAGTTGAAAAAATAAATCTCAAGTCAAATTTCGCAATTTCATGAAGGCAGTGTGTGCTTTTCTTGTGATATGAGCTAATTTGACTCTACTTAACATTATGAGTTATTGCGCTGTGATAATCATTATTTATCACGGATCTGGTTAAAATATGTAGATCCCCAAGTACCATTAGACTTTCCAAAATAAGCTCTGCTAAAGGCAATACTAGAGAGGTGCCCTAAGTTTATACTGCAGAACGGAAATAATATAGCCGATTTAGTGATCAAAGGGACACTTAAGGGTACAGTAATATCAGGACACCCGACTCGTACAACACTAGGCAATTGTATAAGGTCTATGTGCTATATGTAGTACTTAGTTCATCGTATGGGTGAGACAGCACATTCAGCAGTATTTGTTCAGGGCGATGATTCAATAATCATCTTTGATCATAATCCAAGGAACTTACAAGCCTGCATATCATAAATATCTTCCATGTCTGATTAGAAGGCTGATATTGGTCTTGGGCTTATTATAAAGTCTTACGAGGTATCACCAAATAGGGTTGAGTTTTTGAGTAAGATACTTTTCTTTGACTTCAAGGCTAGTCCTCCAAGCATATTTTGTGTCAGGAAGCTTAATCGGTTGGCTACTACGGCAGCTGCGACACAAGTAAAGCCCGGTAGCGACCCTGATGACGTTTAACTTATCTAATAGTATCTATAAAGGGAATGTTACTATATGACGGCTGGAGACCTGACTGCTGATTTTCATGATTTGCCGCTTAATACTTATTCAAAGATTTTAGCAAATGCAAGACTACTTAACATTAATCCCAGACTCCAGAAGAAGTTGAAATATACCATTGGAGCGGAGTAGGCTAATATTCATTAGTAGTACCCATATGAAGTATAGTAGGCTCTGAAGTATGGAGTGTACGAGTCGTAGTATAATTCGACAGTATAGTTCTTCTCATACTTACATCACAATCTACCCCAACTAGAGCTGAGATACTAGATGATGATGAGCCCTCAGCCATCTATGATTTATGATGAGGTTCTGAGAATAACAAAGAATGAATTAGATGCTACCGTAAGTACTGGTGACTATGCTAGCTGAGCATGATGAGAGC